TGTACGAAATAGAAATGGATGAAGAAGACATGGATGAAATGGACGATTCTGATGAAAATATGTCTGAAGGTAAAATGACCGTTAAACCTGTTATGGGTAAGTTAACAAAATCTTCTTTAACAAACAAAGCTAAAAAAATGGAAACAAAAGAAGGTTCTATGATGAGTAAACCCGTTGTAGGTAAAGGTGTAAAAACTGGCAGTGCAAAATTTGAATATAAAGAGGGTAAAAAAATGGAGGCTAAAGAAGCTTCTATGACCGTTAAACCTAAAGGTGTCGGTATGAATTTGAAACCTAAGAAATTTGAATACACTGAAGCAGAAATGGAAGAAAAGTATGGTTCTAAAAAACACGAATACAAACGTAAGGATGTAAAAGGTGTTGAAAAGAAAGCAGGTGAAAAAGATGGTCATTACAAGGATTACGAAAAAGAAGAAACTAAAGAAGCTGCAAGAACTTATGGTATGGGTTCTAAAGAAGGTAGAGGTTTGAGAAAAGGTATCACTAATAACAGAAACTATGTTTATGGTAAAAATGGTGTTAATGAAGAAATTCAAACTTTGAGAGAGAAGAATGAAGAATATAGAAAAGCTCTTAATATCTTCAGAGAGAAATTAAATGAAGTTGCTGTTTTCAATTCAAATTTAGCTTACGCTACAAGATTGTTTACTGAACATACAACAACTAAACAAGAAAAAATTAATATCTTGAGAAGATTTGATGATGTTGAATCATTAAAAGAGTCTAAATCTTTGTATTCATCTATCAAAAATGAATTAAATACTACTAACAGTACTCAAAGTGTTGTAACAGAATCTATTGAAAAAATTGGAAAATCTCCAGCATCAGGTTCTTCACAAAACTTAATTGAGTCAAAAACGTATGAAAATCCACAATTCTTAAGAATGAAGGATATTATGCAAAAAATACAAAAATAAAAATAAATAAAACTTAAAAACAAAAAAATACTAAAATGGGTGCATTATTAGAAAGCGGTCTTGTTGGTAACATTGGTTTGAAACACCTTAAAGTTATCAAAGAAGACACAATCAACAAATGGGATAAACTTGGCTTTTTAGAAGGTCTAAAAGGTCACATGAAAGAAAACGTGGCTCAGTTGTATGAAAACCAAGCTTCACACTTAATCAACGAAGCTTCTTCAACTTCTGATTCAGGTTCTTTTGAAACGGTTGTATTCCCAATCGTGAGAAGAGTATTCTCTAAATTATTAGCTAACGACATCGTGTCTGTACAAGCAATGAACTTACCAATCGGTAAATTGTTCTACTTCGTACCTAAAATTCAAGGTTATTCTGGTGGAACTTCAGCAGATGGTTTGTTTGGACAATCAGGTTCACACTACGCTCCAATAGGTTCTCCAGGAAACTATCCTGGTAATCCAGATGCTGGTTACACTTCAGGTGATGGTACTTACAATCCTATATACAATAAGGATTTGTATGACTTATTCTACGAAGGTAACGAAGCTGGTTTAAACCCTCCTGGTTTATTTGATTATTCAAAAGGTCAGTGGACTGCAGTAACTGCTTCAACTGTAACTTACGCTTGGGCTAATGCTGGTGTGTTAGTTCCTAGTGCTTACACTACTGATAATTACAGAAAAGTAATTATTGTTATGAGTGGTTTCTCTAACGCTGGTGCTGGTCAATTGATTGGTCCTAATGGTAATACAATGGATACTGAAGAATTCTTATCAGGTTTGAACATCTTAGGTGTATCAGGTAACGCAACAACTTCAGCTAACACAACTAATCCTTACTTGTTTAGAGTTGTAACTCAAAGATATGGTAAAGGTATTGTACAATACGGAAGTCAGGTAAACACTACTTGGCCAACTGGTAATAACTCAGGTGGTTCTTACTACAATGTTTGTGACGCTAATGGATTTATTTTCTTAGAAGTTGATTTACAAGCTCCGGTTTGTATTACTTGTGGTGATTCATCTATGGACGGTTATACAGGTTCAACATTCTCATCTTCAACAGCTACTAACAATGCGTTCTTAGCAATCTACAGAAACTATAAAGAATTGGAATTTGAAGACCAAATCGGTGAAGTTTCTTTTGACCTTGAGTCAGTAACAGTTTCTGTTACAGAAAGAAAGTTGAGAGCACAATGGTCTCCTGAATTAGCTCAAGACGTTGCGGCGTTCCACAACATTGATGCTGAGGCTGAATTAACAGCATTATTATCTGAGCAAGTTGCTGCAGAGATTGATAGAGAAATCTTGAGAGATTTGAGAAAAGGTGCGGCTTGGAACTTGAGATGGGATTACAACGGTTGGAAGAGACTATCTTCTTCTGGTACGACTCCTTACACTCAAAAAGATTGGAACCAAACTTTGATTACTGCAATTAACCAATTGTCAGCTCAAATTCACAAATCAACTTTAAGAGGTGGTGCTAACTGGATTGTTGTATCTTCTGAAGTATCTGCTATCTTTGATGACTTGGAATACTTCCACGTATCAAACGCAGCTCCTGAGCAAGACCAATACAACATGGGTATTGAAAGAATCGGTACATTGTCAGGAAGATACCAAGTGTATCGTGACCCTTACTTCCCAGCTAACCAAGTGTTAATCGGACACAAAGGTACTAGCTTGTTGGATACAGGTTACATTTACGCTCCATATGTTCCTTTACAGTTGACTCCAACTATGTATAACCCATTCAACTTCACACCTATCAAGGGTATCATGACAAGATACGCTAAGAAAATGGTTAACAACCGTTTCTATGGTAGAGTAACAGTTGATGGTGTAAGAACATTCAACTTACAAGAATTGAGATAATATATCTTAAAACTTATAAAAAAAAGGGAACTTCGGTTCCCTTTTTTGTTTTTACGTAGTATTTATATATAAATAACAATTAAATTATGGCTTGTAAAAAATCAACAATAGCAAATACTTCGTCAAGTATTATAGTAATATCATACACAAGATGTGATGATAATTTTGTAGTTAATAATTATGAAATTCAACCAGGTGAAACCGTAAACATTTGGTATGTAACAGATACTTTTAGAACAGCCTTTGCTGGTGTTACACTAACAAATACGGTTGATTGGCCTCAATAATTTTATAAGTTTTAAAATTTTAGAAGTCTTAAAGACTTTGAAACTGCCTCAGTTTCTTCCATTGTAAATGCTCCTCTAACGTGACAAGCAATTAATGCTTCTTTTAAACAATACATAGCTTGTTCTTCATTCATACCATCAATAAATAAATTTAATTGTTCATTTGATGAATAATGTATTGTATTAAAAAGAGAACCAATAATTTCTTGTGTTTTTTTTGATATTTCTTCGGTATTTTTAGTATTTTTCATATGGTTTTATATTTATGTTAAGTATCGTAATTTTTTTCACAAAAACAACATGGAACAACAATTAAATGAAGATTTGGCAGTATGGTTTGGTAAAAAAAAGAAACCAAAAGGAAGTAGTCAGCCCAAAGGGCCGTGGGTTAATATCTGTAGAAAAGATAAAGATGGTAAACATCCACCTTGTGGCCGTTCAAACACCGATAAAGGTGCATATCCAAAATGTAGAGCAGCAGGTGTTGCGGGTAAAATGAGTGATTCCGCAAAACAAAATGCTTGTAGACAAAAAAGAGAAGCTGAAAAAAAAGATACACAATCAGGTAAAGGTCAAAAACCAGTAATGACCTCTTATAAACCCAAAAAGAAAAATACTAATGAAGGCATGAGACAATTTATTAAGTCCATCCTCAACGAACAGGTCAGAAAAAACAAAATGATAGACCTTGGAGAAATGGTTGAATCGCAATACGTTAATGATTTAAAAGAAGCACGTAAAATTGCACAACAACATTTAAATGAAAACCCAAGATATTATTGTGTTTTACACAGAATTGGTTTAATTGATGAAGGACAAACTGAAAAAATCGCTAAAGAAGTTTGTCCGTCAAACTAATGTTTGTAATATATTCTTAAGAGAGTGTTTAATATTGGAAGTAATCTCTTCTTCCATTTTTAATCTTTGATTTTCTAACACTTCATTAAAATGATTCGTTATTTCAAGTTTTGATTTGTCTTGAATTACAACTGTATATGAATATTTGTGGTTAATTACATTAACCGTATTACCTTCTATTGTAATAAAAATAGAATTTTCAGGATTATGTATATATTTTTTATTTGAAAGTGGTGTCATTAATAATTGACTATCTGGTTTATCAATTAGTTTTTTACAAATTGATAAACAATCTAATTCATATTTTGACCTTTGACCACGTTCGTAGTCCATTTTTCTAGCGGAATCAATATACATTCGTTGAATCCATCTTTTGAATATGTGTTTGTATTCTTTCATTTTTATTATGGATTCAAAGATAATAATTTTTTTTGAATTAACAATAGGAACCAGAACAACGTTTTTTACCATCTAAACCTGGCATCCTTCCTTTACATACTTGAACGGCATAACCATTGGCATAAGCTGAAGGATAAACATCAAATTTTGATTTGGCGGCAGCTTTACCACGAACACATAATTTGGTTCCTGTTTTTTTCTTACCTTCCATTACCGAAACAGGTTCAACGTCAATTGTTTCTTGTTCACCCCCATTTATTTCATTCATTAAGAAATCAAAAACTTGGTCCATATTATTTTTTGCTTCAGATATATGGTCTTGAGCCCAATCATGACCATTGTCAAGAATGTTTTCAATTTGTGATTTATCTAAGTCTAACAACATTTCACATTGTCTTTTCATTTGTTCTAAATTGGAAAAGAACATATATCTTTCACTTTTTTGTTCTTGTAATACTTTTATTACAAGTTTTTGAATCATTGATTCGTTAAGTTTAACTATTTTTCTCATTTTTTGTTTACGATTTGGAACATTAATTCTTTTTGATAAGTATCTCTTTCTCCGCTAGTATTCACTCTAATATCAACATAATATTGATTTGGTATTTTATCTCTTGTATCAAACATAAAGTAGTATTCATTTGGTGTTCTATTTATTGGTGTCCAATCTTGAACTTGTACTTCAG